CCACGACCGCGACCCCGACCGCGACCCCGACCACAAGCGTTGTTTTCGTCCGCGTTGCATTGGTTACTCCTTCACAACAGAGAATGCTTCCACACACGCCAGCATGACGTACACGGCGTTGGGGAGTTTCTGTGCGTCTTTCCACTTTGGGTCACTGAACGCGCCAGTCTCGTAGACAATGGCAGCGTGATCCAGCCGCACGCACGATTCATTCACGCCAACGAGGGTTCCGGTGTAGATGTAGTTGAGGCAGAACAACGTGATGCGTTGCCCCATCAAGCCCACCAATCCCTCGCCTTCGACTTCGGTAACTTGCACTAGCTTCTTCATCGCTCGATCTCCTTGTGAAAGAATTGTAAACTCACTCATCGCTTCCCCTGTTACGTTGTAGGTGCATTGGCTCGGCAGTTTATTGCGATTTTCAACAGCCTGTTTTCTTCCCTCAACGCCTCCACCGTCACCCGCTCCTGGTCAAGCTGCTCGCGTAGCAGGCGGTTGGTTTCGGCGGCGTCGGCTAGCTCTGCTTTCAGCGAATCAATGTGATCGTCGCGTACTTGTAACTTCGCGTCCTTGGTTGCGTCATGCTCGGCAAGGATCGCGGTGATGCGTTCCATCAGCACATCCCACGTCGTTTTGCCGTCGTAGATTTCGTTATCCTCGTTCCAGTGCTGTGCGTTGTGAATGCCATCAGCGGCACTTTGAATCGCTTGTTTGATACGCTCGGCGGTAGTCATGTTCATTCTCCCACGGTGCATATTGCCTTCGGACCTTTTCGGTCAATCGCAACGGCTTTCGGTCCAGTCGGCGTGGCGGTAGCGTTGCCATAGAGCGTGGCGGTAGCGTTGTCCCAGAGCTTGGCGGCGGCGTTGTCCCAGAGCTTGGCGGTAGCGTTGCCATAGAGCGTGGCGGTAGCGTTGCCACAGAGCGTGGCGGTAGCGTTGTCCCAGAGCTTGGCGGCGGCGTTGTCCCAGAGCTTGGCGGTAGCGTTGCCATAGAGCGTGGCGGTAGCGTTGCCATAGAGCGTGGCGGTAGCGTTGCCATAGAGCGTGGCGAATCCACCATACGCGAACACATTGCCGTCTTTTATCTCTCGCTCGCCGTCGAGAATCACACGCTCCTTGAACCACTCTTTCAACTCCGCTCGCGTTCTCTTTTCGGTTTCCTTGGCGTCGTGCCACGGCGGCAACTTGTCTTGATCGACGCGGTAGCTCCACTCCTTGAGCGGTTTCCGCATGTCGCCTTCCGGCGGCGTAATCTCAACCCTCACGATGTTTGGGCCGCGCACCCCGTCCGGCGATAGGCCAAACTCCTCGATGATGTCCTCGTGCGAGTCGGATTTCTTCGACCAGAAAACGCGGTCCTTGGTCAGTACGAATGATGCTGGCGAACACATGGCTTAGTCTCCCCTGTTTTGGTTAGTGATACGCTCGGCGGTAGTCATGGCGTTGGCTCTCCTTATCAAAATAGTCAACCACCTTCTCTGCTACCCACCCCACACACCAGAACGGCAGGATAATAAGCAGTACGGGCGATAGCACTAGCAGCAGGCAGCAGACAACCCCAAAGAAAACCCTGTCGGCTTGGTCGCTCATATCCGGTTTCATGGCATCGGTTCCTCGTTTCGCGGATTCTAGCAAGTCTCTGACGTGGTGTCAAGCACAATTCGTCAAAAATATGCAGCTACCTCGTCCGGGGTAATCCGGTTGGGCGCATTCGGGTTGACTAAGCGGTTGAACGCCACCAGATCGTAGTCGTTCGGCCTACTCCGCAGCAACACCGCCAACTGCCGGGCTTGCGGCCATTTCCGCTTATCCTCTACCTCCTGATGATTGCAGTTGGTGCATAGCACCAGAATGGCATACGGCTTGTCGAGAGCTTTCTCCCGGTTCGGCCCATTCGCCACTTCATGCACGCACAGCGCCGAACACTCACGCGGGAGTCGCGTATTTGGTCGCTTCGGACTTGCGCCGCAGATTTCGCACTTCCCGACCCTTGCGATCAGGGAGTCGCGGATCGGTTTCACCTTCCGCAGCAACCCACGTCGTTTCTGCGAGATCGGTCGCATCGGGCTCCTCCTTCGGTGGTCGGCGGTCCTCCAACTCCACGGTGTCAATGTAGGCGTCACGGTATCCCAACGAGATAGCCGTCGCCTTGAGCTTTCTGGCGTCCTCTGGGTTGTCCACGGCGGCGTAAAGCATCCCTCGCTTTGTGCCATAGGTGCAAATAATTCGGTACTCGGTGCGATCTCTCACGTTCACTCTCCTGGTTTGTAGGGTCTGTAGCCAATCCATTCGCCACACGCCGAACACTTCGTCTTCCACCATCCACCGCGCTCGTCGAGCAAGGACTTAGCGCCAGCACGCCGCACCCTCGCCTCGACGAGCGCTTTCTTTTTGCACGTCGGGCAGATTCCGCCCATGCACTTGGCCTCTCGCATCAGAACTCCACGTCAGAAGTGGGGGCGGGCTGGCCCTTCGGCTTCGCGGGTTGCGGGTCCTTGGGGGTGAATGAGAGCGACAGGAACGTCTTGCCGCTCTGCTTGCCGGTCTTCTTCCAGCCGGACAGCCAGTATTCCACCCCGCCCACCTCGGCGTTGCCCTTGTAGTCGGGATGCTTGGCGTCCTCCTTCTTGTCGTTGACGAACAAGGCGCCGGTATTGTTGTTGTCGTACTCCTTCGCCATAGCAGAAACCTTTCTCAAAAAAGTGTCACGGTGTCATAGATCGACGCATTCAGATTTCTTCACGAAGTCGGTGATTACCTTGGCGAGGTTGCCCAATACCCCGGCCGTCTCGGTCAGCACGCCCAGGCACGTCTCGCAGGGGCCGCCCTCATCTGGCGGTTCGCACGTCTCGCAGTTGCACTCGCCGGCCACGCACTTCAACCGCTCGACCTCGTGGGTCAACTCGTTAATGCGTTGCGACTTGCACCCGATGCGGTACTGTAAGTCGTTGATGTGTTCCTGCTGGGCCGCCCGGTGCCGCTTGTCGGTGGCTTTGGCGTCCGCAAGCTGGTATTCCAGACTGTCCTGGAATGCGGACGCCTTTACGCGGGTGTCATTGGCAATCTGTGCAGCCTCCTCAAGCTGGGTTTCCAAGCAACTGATCTGCTGCTTCAACTCCTCCTCGCGGCGGTCCTTACTCTGGCACGTTTCTCGCAAGGCTTGGACCAGCAGGGAATCTTGCCGGCTGGCTTCCTTCCACTCGCCGCAATCGCGGGCGGCGCAGAGCCACGCCTCCGATACTTGCCCATATCGTTTCAGTAAATCCGATTGTGCGCGGTTCAGGTAGGCGTAGCCAATGGCCGCCTCGGCAGCGATGGCCGAAATTCGTACTGCGCCGCCCATTCCGCTCTCGGCAAGCATGGATGGGTATGCGCATCCCGTGCGCAGATCGTAGGCCAATCGCGTCGGAAACTCCCAAATCCAATGCGGGCACGCGCTGTCCGCGCTGCTGCAATAGTATCGCTTCTCACTCATTTCGCTTTCCCTTTCTGTTTGATGATGTCGTAAACCGGAACACGCCGCGTTCTTCCGCTGAGCGGGTCCGTTCGCTTCGAGCATCCGGCCCGGATTGAACCACTCGCCACTCCATGCGTTACCCGCTTGTGTGTGGTTGCGGGGCTCAACCCAAGTAATTCCGCCAGTTCCCGCATCGTAAGCCCAGGGTCGTTGCACTCCGACGTTTGCATAGCCTCACGCCACTCCTCCACGGTGATTTCAGGCTTCACAGCGTTTCCTCCTTCCCTCGTGACAGACTGCGCACCCAGTGACGGGAGTACAAATCCTCGTCCCCGCACCGCAACACCGTGCCGCCAATCTGGGGCATGGATTGCCGCGCCCCGGCGATTCGGTACGCGAACGGAGTTTTCAACTGCCAGGCGGGCGTCGTGCAAACCGTGGCGAACCCCTTGTGCGTCATCACCCGCACCTCGGCGTTGCGGTGTCTGTGCGAGCGGACAACCCAATCGGGCGGCTCGTTGTTCCAGCGGCCCGACTCGACATAGGACTCCGACAACTCCCGCATTAGGGCGGACGATTCGTAGGCCATGCTGCCCGAGGTGCCGATGTGGTGGCTGATATGGGCCAGCCCCCGCCCAATCCGCAACCACAACTCATAGCGGGCGAACTGGCCGGACTCGCTGGGGATGGCGCCCAGGCTTTGGGCCAGGGCCTCCTCTTGGGCGCCCGACGCCCCGACGTGGGCCTCGGTGCCGCGAATGTGGTAGTACCGCCCCTCGCACAGTTCCACGACCGGGGCCAGAATCGCATGGGCCGCCTTCCCCTGGTCCGTGAGGTTGTGCGTCCACTGGTGGGTCGCCCCGTGGTGGGAACCGTCCAGGGCGTCCCCGTTGACGCAGACGGCGAACGGTTCGCCGCGGCAATATTCGGGAACCACCACGTTCCAGAACTCCTCCCACCACTTCCACACCACCCGTTGCAGCTTGTTGGGCGAGTACCGCCCACCTTCGTCCATCGGGTGCCCGTCCGGGTGGCACAGGCCCATCTGGCAGCCGACGTGCAAGTCAGACACTACGACGAGGTTTTGCACCTTGAGCTTCTTGCGTTTTGCCATCACAACCTCCTTGGTTACGCCACGCCTTCCCATATCTCCCACGCAGAGAATATGGCCGAATACTCCGCACCCCACACAGAGTCATGCTGATACGCCCGGTCGATGCAACGAACATGCCCCCATTCGTGCATGATGGTATCCCGCTGGCCCCCTTCGCTCTGGCTGCTGTTCACCAGTACGGTGAACGCCCCGCCGTCAAACCGCGTCCAGCCGGCCAACACCTTGCGATGCTTGCGGACCACCTTCACCGGCATGGACACCGGGAACGTATCTCGCAGAAATCGCAGCAGCGCGTTCCATTGTTTGCGGGACATGGCAACCTCAGTTCGGAAAACAGTGTTGTTCGACGGCCAGCAAGCGGTCGATCTCTTGGCCAGTCTGGGCTGGGCATTCCTCGACGCCCGCGATCCACGCGGCGATATTGCTGGCGGCCTCGGATAGCTCGCTCATCTGGCCGGACTCCCCCACCACCATATCCCAGCACCGGCATCCCATTAGCGCCAAGTCGCTCGGCGTATTCAGCGGGCCGAAGCCGGGCCGAATCACCTTAACCAGCATCCCGCCCTTCTGGCGAATGGCATCCACCTCGTTTGTGAACCGCACGTCGGGGATGACGACAACGCCGTTCTCACACTTCCGATTCAGCACGTTATCAATCCACGTCGCGCCGTAGACCTCATTGCGGACGGCATTGCCCAACTTCACCCAGACCTCGATGGGGGTGAGCCCGATAGCGTCCAGCTTGACGTGGCGCAGCGCAGCGCCTTCTTCCGTCTCGTAGAACGACGGTTGCCGCAGCCCGGCCCAGCCGTACAACTGGAACGACACGTCCTTGAGCTTCCACGCGAAACTCCAAATGTCCGCCTGAATGCCGCGGGTCGCCAGTTCCTTGACGATCATCTTGGCAAGTGAGTCCTTGCCGACGCGGCTGTAGTGGCCTAATCCGATGATTTTCATGCGCCGCTCCACTTCGGGAAAAGGGTTCTGAACCGATCCATGAACATATCGTGCGCCAACTCGTGTCCGCAGGCGACAATCTTCCGCTCCAACGGCACCACCCCATCCGTCCAACTCCAATGCAGCCCGGACGGATTGAGCAAGTCCCGCCGCTCCGTGGCGAGCATTATCACGTCGGCCTCATGGACCGTCTCGGGCATCGGCCAAGATAGCCCGAACCGCTCGGCAATCACGGCTTCCAAATTGTATTCAAGCAACTGATACTCGGGCAGCAGCGACTTGAGCGGTTTCGACACGTCGCCCAGGTACGCCTCAGTCGCGTCGTGCATCAGTGCCCAGGGGGCGAACGGCGGCGGAACGATCTGCGACATGATGGCGCAATGCTGCGCTACTGAGTATGGGACCAGCGTATGTCCGGTGTAACGGTTGAGCATGGACAGGGCATGGGCTATGTCCTCCACACACACGTCCTCGGGATTAGCGTCCTCAAAGTGAAACGCTCTCCCCGAGTATGTTTCTATCCAGCTTCCGTTCATACTACACCTCCGTTGGTTTTTGGCGGAACCAGAACGTGTTTCCAGCCGTCTCCGCTGGCAATTCGGCTCACCATCTTCATCGGGAGGCCGCAGGTTTTTGCCAAGGCAGTTACCCATCCGTAAGGAAGCCGCCCGTTTTCGCCTCTCATCCCCGCGGCGGCGGAACGAATGAAGGCCACTTGCGAATCCTTGAGTTTGGCGGCATAGTGCGATTCTCCTCGTTTGGCCAACAGGGGGTTTTTGCGTAGTGGATGATCGTCGCCACACAGCGGGTTCTTCCGCAGCCGCCCCCGCCGAACACAGTCGCGCATGTTGGTTGTCTGATTGCCCAGATATAGGTGGTTTGGATTACAGCAAGAAGGGTTGTCGCAGTGGTGGCAGATGTATGCACCCAGAGGAATTGGCCCGTTGTGCAACGACCACATGAGGCGATGGACAAGCCAGCTTTTCCGTGTTCCATGTTGGAAGGTTTCGGTTTGACCGTATCCATATTTGTTGCGCCATCCCTGCCACTCCCAGCACCCGCTTGTGGCGACCATCACTCGCGCCATAATCCAAGATATGCGTTCTTCTCCGTTCATGTGGTATCTCTCTGTGACGCGGTGTCAGTTCAGTCCCTAAACGCACAACAAACCTTGTGGAGCAATTCTTTATCCGTCCAATTTGGGTCTGCATGGTCCCGATTCCAGTGTTGCAAAGCCACGAATGCCTCGGCCTCACTCATGCCCGAGTCTCTGAGTGCCATCGCAGCGCGATAGGCGTCCTTGTCGCCGCCTTGCCCAGCCACAGACCGTATCGAATCAATGTATTTCGCGCCGTCGCTTATCAGTCGCTCCCGGCCCGGCTGGCTGAACTTCGTCTCGGGCCGCCATGCCGGGTCGAATACCGGCAAGTCCGCCACGCTCGTCAGCTTGTGCCGCCAGTGGTAGCGACCTTCCGAATGTAGCGACGGCGGCGCCAGCACGTAGCTCCGGTCGCCCTTCACGTCATAGTGCCCGTTGATCTTCGTGCCGCTCATCACGTACTGGCCGGGGTGGCGGAAGTAGAAGTGTCGCCCGCGCCGCGTCTTTACCACTGCCGGGCTCTTGGCCACGTTGTTCCAGAACCACAGGGCGTCGTCCTCTGAGTCGCAATCCACCACCACGATCCCTGAGATGGGGCCGGTCACTATGGCTAGGCCGTCATGTGGCCAGTCTACAAGCTCTTTCAGTGAAGGCCGGCGGTCCTGGTATTCCTTCCATGCGACGGCAGGCCGCTTGTCCTCTCCGATCGGTATGACTGAGAATCCAAACCGCTCCGTGTAGAGCGTTGCATACGCCACCCATGCCAATTCTTTCTCGCGTCGGTTCATGCCACCCTCCCGTGAAGGTTTTCAACGGGAACGGAACCCACCTTTCGCCACCAGTCGCCAGGGTCTTTCGGCATCAGCGGTAAGTCACGCGGCGGCCAACCGTGGTTTTCAACGCAGTACAACGCTTCCGCTTGGCGGAAAGTACGCCCCGCCCGTTTCATGCGGTGGTACATGCGTTCCCATATCTGCTGTTCGTTAGGCTGGTGCCGCACTCGACGCGGTTTGTAAACGTCCCCATCGACTTGCCGCAGCGAACCGTCAATCTGCACCACCATGCGGCTCTTTTTGTGGGCGATGTACCCGCAGGCCGGGCACGTTCTTCCGCTGGCCCGTACCTTGCCGCACTCCGGGCACGTAATCGGCTCCGACTCTTTCCCTTCCCGAATCTTCTCTTGGCGTTCTCCGACTGCCCGATTGTTCGTGAGCCCGAGAGTCCATTCGCGGTCAACAGCGAGCGACCCATGCCGGTGCCAGTTGCCGCCGTGGTCGAGGACGATGCACTTCTTTTTGCCGACACTCGGGCACGCCCGCAGTAGCCGCCCGCCGCTCTGCAGGAAGGAAGTGAGCCCGCCGAACACGGTGGCGAAGATTCCGCACTCAACCCACGGCCAGTCAATGCCTTCTCTCAGAACGAAGCGATTACACACCACCTTAATCTCGCCGGCCTTGGCGAGTTCTGCGATGTTCTCCCGGCTCTCCTGATCGGTGCCGTGAAACTCTCCGTCAAGCCATGTATCGGTCCCGTCGATATGGGCGGCGCGGATTCCCGCTTTGGTGAATTGTTCCGCGAACCAGATCGACTCTTTCACGCCGGGGGCAAATAGCAGCGTCGGTTTCTGTTCGGGGTTGTGTTCCTGCCACGCTTTGACGACCCGCCCGAAGATTCCCGGCCTCATAATCGCCTTGACGTTATCCCGTTCGCTCAAATCCTCCCCGACCTGATACTTCTTGATGTGCCGTAAGTCGGGCTCGTCAGGGGCGTAGGTTTCAGGCTTCACGAGCGCCCCAATGGCAAGGCACTCCGACATGCAGCCGGCGACAAACAACTCATCGTACCCTTCCAGGTCCAGCGGGGTTGCCGTGTATCCGATGATTGTTGCGCCGGCGTCAACGTGGTCCTGCATGATACGCTGCATGGTCGGGCCGCATTGGTTGTGGGCCTCGTCCACAAGTACCAGCGACGCGCGGTGCAGTTCGCGGGATTGCGACTTGTACACCTTCGATAGCTCGCTCTGTGTCATGCAAAGCTGGACATCCCGCAGCAGCGCCGTCTTATGGCCGCTGGCCCGCTTGCCAAAGTCGATGCCCGCCTTGTCCAGTACCCTTGCTGTTTGGTCATAGAGCATCTTTCGCTGAGTGTACAAGGCCACTGGCGCGTTCTGTCCAGTAGCCCACAAAATCATATCCGTCATTATCTTGGTCTTGCCCGATCCGGTTGGACTGGTAATGCACAGCCGCCGGACGCAGCGACGTATCGCGTCGGTGGCACCCTCGAAGGCACGGTCTTGATTGGGCCAGTTCTGCATTACTTGCTCGCCTGCTTCCACTCGGCCAAGGTTGCCATGCACGTTTTGGTTTGGGCAATGAGCGCCCGATGCAAGTTCCCGTGCTGGAATTGCCGATGCAGTTCGTCAGTGCGGTTGATGGCCTTACCGAACAACGCCTCGACTTCCACCCATAGCCGCGGGTCTTTCTTCTGCGCGCCCTGCTTGGGGGCTTCCGGCAGCTTCCCGGTTTTCAACGCCTTGGCCTGCTGCGCCTTGGGCAGCTTGGACGCCTTGACGACTTTGGCCTTGCCGAGTTTCGACTTGCCGGCCAGGATTTCCGCCTTAGCTTCCGCCCCCTGCTGCTCAGCGATTGCGTCAACGGCGTCGGCAAACGCTTCGGCGCGTTGTAGCGTATCGGCGGAAACGCCTTGTTTTGCGGCAATTTCGTCCGCTGATAGCAAAACCGCAGAGTGCGGTTTTGCTCTGTCTCCGCCGCGGGGTAGCTTTAACTCCTTATAGAGCCTGCCAAGAGCGAATGTGCGATTGGCGTCAGTAAGATTTCTCCGGCCAAGTTGGTTTTTGAGGACAAATACGACAACATCAGACTTTGAGGCAAACGTCATCGCCTTAGTCTTAAACGGCAGTCGGTGTGCCGTGCATATCTCGTAGCGATGCTCGCCGTCTATGATGATGTCGTTGTGGTTGGCCCAAACCAGGATCGGGTCGCGGCATCCCTCCGCAACAATCATGTCCTCAAGTGTCTTTTTTTCTTCGTCCGATAGGGATGGGCAAAGCGATTTGATTTCGGGATCAATAGTGAGTTTTTGTGTCATGCTGCACCAACCCTTTCCGTGGCCCCATACTGGGCTATGTAATCAAGTAATGTTTCCGATGGCTCAAACCACTCCCCGTGCATGCGACTCTCCGCAAACCGCACGTGCAATGCTCTTTCGTCGCGTAACAGTCTCGTGCATAGTGGACGGGGCTGGACTCGAACCAGCATCTCCTCCCTTGTCAGGACGCCTCTACCAATTGGGCTACCCGTCCAAAACGGCCCGGCCAGTTCATCGGCTTATCGCCGCGTCTTACCTCTTGGCTTACGCTGGCAAGCTGGGCCTATTCGCGGAACGCATGGTCGGGCCGCATGGGTCCGAGCGTTCCCCGAGTGTTCACCTACGACGCCGCTTCCTCAGGTGCAACGTCCGTTGCCGCTTCGGCCGGAAAGGGAGCCACGGGGGCTGCCTCCTCGACGGGCGGGATGTCCGCCGCTGGGTCGGGAACGGAAAGCGACTCCACCACCGCTACGTCCTCGACCGGGGTCGGCTCGACGACCGCAATCGCCGTTCCGGGTTCCGGCGCCGGGGGCGGGGCCTGGACAACAATGCTGTCCGGGTAGGCCGCCATGATGTCCGCAATCAGTTGCGTCCGGGCATCAATCGCGTCCCGCAGTTCCGCCTGGGCCACCGACTCGGCAAGCTGGGCATCGGCCGCAGCCAGTTCGGCAGCTTTCTTCGCTTCCGCCGCCTTATCGGCAGCGTCTTTTGCCTGCGCCAACTCCCGACTCACAGAGTCAAGTTCGGCCTTCAACTCGTCCAAGGTCATCGTGCGTATCCTCCAAACAAGGGTCAAGATTGACGGCGCGTCCCACATTGCAGTGAGAAGGGTTTTCCACGTGGGTACTCCCCTACAGCTTGCGCGCCGAGTAAAAGCCTCAGTTACTACTTTCCTGGGTCCGTCCACCTTCCCCGCACATGGCAGGAATGAACCAGCACGTACACCTCGCCGGTGTTCCCGTGCGGAATCTCTATGGCGCTGTTCATCTCGCGGGGATCGACAAACACCATATCCCCCACCGCGAAGTCCGGCGTCTCGAACGCCCCATACGGTCCATGTTCGCCTGGCCCAACCTTGGCAACCGGCGCCGGGTTGATTCCTTTCCCCAGCGGCCCCAGCAGCAGGAACCCACCTGCCGGCGTAAAGTGTTCCAATTCCAACTTCATTGGTATCCTCCGTATTTGTTGAACGCTGCCTCAAGTCGGTCGTTGTACGTCGGCTTCCTCGAACGGCTCCTTGCCTTTTGGCCCCGCCTCTCGACGGCCGCCTCCCAATCCGGGTCGCAGTGGTGGTCTGAACCGCCGAGCGGCCCCACTTCGGTCAACTTCTTGCCGCAAGCCACGCAATGCGTCAGATTGTTGCGTCCGTGCGGGTCGGCCCTCATGCCGCACCACCTTTCTTCTTCGCCTTGCCGTTCTCGATAATCACGCTGCACCGCTCCTCATCCTCGGCCCCCCGCGTGACAAGCTCGACGATGCACTGGAACCCGCCCTCTTTCAGCAACTGGTCAAGGGCCTCGATGGTGTCCACGTCCAAGTCACTTCCACCCTCGCACACCAGCAGCTTGAGCCGGGGGTTCAACGCCATGCCAATCTTGGCGCTGGTCAGAATCCGCTTGGACTTGGCGGCCTGCTCGAACGGCAACCCGTTGTAGAGAACCCCGTCGTCGTCGATAGACAGGCCGGGTACAGGCCACTTGGCCGTCATAAGGGCCGCAGCTTGCTCGCCCACGATAGCGGCCATCTTGTCGGACAGTTCTTGCGACTGCTTGCGCAAGGCTTCCAGTTCGACGCCCACGGCTTCACGCTGGGCATTGGCGCGGGCCTTGTTGTTCAGGGCCTCGGCACCGCCGATCTGGTCGCGGATTGCAACCTCGTCCAACGGCTCGAAGGCTTCAACCGTCTCGGCAAGTTCCTTCCACCGCTCTTGGCTCGCCGTCAAGGCAAGTTTTTCGTTCGCCAACTGCCGTTGTAGTTCGGCAATCTTCGACTCCAAACCGTCACGGCACGCCTTTTGGCGGTCGATGGTGTCTTGCACCTTTCCAAGCTCGATCTTCCGCCCGTCGTTCACGTCGTTGTGCTTGCGCCGCCGCTCCAACTCGGCCACCAGGGCAGACACCGAAACCTCCTCGGCGGGAGCGTCAGCATGGACCGGCATTCCGTCGAACCGCGCCCGGACGTTCTTGCCGTCTCTATTGACCGCCTCGCGTTCCTTGTAGAGCCGGTCGTATTCCTTCTTCTGTTCCGAGAAGTCGAGTCCAACCAGCTTTTGCAGCAGGCCGCGCTTCTCCTTCTTCGGCAACCGCTCGAACGCCAGCGGGTCGAACGCCTTGAGAGAGTACATCCTTTGCAGCAAGGCGCGGGGCTGGGGCACTTCGTTGCCCTCCCCATCGGTGATGCGGAAGGATTCGACCACTTGCCCGCCGCGTTTTCTCTTGAGCAGCAGTTCCACCGCAAGACCCTGGGCCAGCTTGCCGTCCATGTCTTCCTCGCTGGCGGCCAAGTCCACCTTTACCCAGCCGTCATCTTCGCCTTGGCGCAGGGCAACGTCGGGAAAATCCTCCATCCCCGAGCGTCCGCACAAAGCCATCAGCAGGGACTTGATAGCCGACGATTTTCCCTGGTCGTTTTTTCCCCCGACAAGGAACAGGTGGTGCCCCTCAAGATCGAAGCTGATGTCAGCCACCTTGAGGACATTGTGTGTCTCATATCGCAGAACCTTCATCGCAACCCTCCATAGGTATTGTTTGATTGTGACACAGCGTCACAGATTATGGCCTAACGCGAATCACGCCGCGTCTTCCCGGCACCGGGCAACATTGTCGTTGCTGGGGTTCTCACTCAGGGGCGGCCACTTGCGGCGTCGGCCTCCCGTGCTGGAAATGCTCTGAGCCAGTGACGCCCAGAACTCCCGATTGCAGTCCGCACAGTACCACGTTCTGTCCGTTTGCACGGTCGCATCGGCCGCCTTGCACACTTCACATTTCGGTTGCATCGTCCACCTCACGGGTGATTGGATTTAATCAATATGTCGCCACGATAGGCGAGCGACTATCCTTCTTACGGAAGCATCACTTACGCAAAAACATTCACGAAGAACACGAACCGAAACGCCTCTGCTGGCTAACTCGCGGATTGTTTTCACGTCTTGCTCCTTCAACCTGGCACGCGGGTTCATTGTTCCCTTGAGACTTGTTCCGTGGAGAACCTTATCCGCGCCATTCTCTCCTTTGCTGCCCCACTTAAGATTGTCGCAGCAGTTATTGAGCCGATTCCCGTCTATGTGCCTGGCTTCCATATTAGCGCCAGGGTGTGCTTTGACAAAGGCGGCTAACACAATTCGGTGGACCGAAAGCCTTTGTTTTTTGCCTGCGCGACACAAAGTCACACCGTAATATCCATTGGTTCCTATATCCGGGTGTAATCGCTTCCATAAGTCACATTCACCGCGCCGCATAGCCATCTGTCTCGACCACACAGAACCATCGATTCCCACTCTATACATGGGCCATTCTGCAATGGGTCGATATGTTACTTTCGGCACTTTCATTTCTCCCCCTGGGGCGATGCCGAACCCATAAAGTCTCGCACCGACTTTGGGATCGGAGTACCGGCGGGTGGAATAACCCGGATGCACAACTCATTCTTTTGCCCAAACGCATGCGCCGCATCCAGATAGCGCCGCTGCAAGTGGACCGTTTTCCCGAGCCAGTCCGCAGGGTTCTTTCCCAGCAGCACTTTCAACATTCGGTAGTTGGTTCGATTGAGAACCAGCCGCTTGGCCTTGTCCTTGAATCGAACCAGTGCCTTGTGAATCAATTTTCCTGACGCATCCGTTTCGGTGTCCGGGTCGGCCACGGCCTCGATGGTGACGGGGCACGAAGCACCCTCCGGCAAGTCGATTGCCTCTAAAAAGTGCCCCTCGTATCGTTCTTCCATTGCGTTCATTCCTGGTACTCCACAAGTTCCTCGTCTTCATCCTCCATGCACCACGCCGGCACGACCAACTCGTACAACTCCCCATTCGCCACTCCGGGGAAGTAGCCGGTCTTGATACACTCGGGAAGCCGCTCGATGATTGCCAGCCCGTGCCGTGCCCCCTGGTCCAGCACCGCGTCGGGAATAGGGATGAGTGCGATGTCGTAGGGCCGATGGTTCTCAATGGCGAGAATGTAGACGGGGTATGGTTTCCCCGTACATTCTTGTAGCCACCGCTGATACAACCCCAATTTCAAGTCATAGTGAAACGCGAAAAAGTCGCGCCAGAACTTGTCCTTGTGAACGTCCTTGGTGGACTTCACATCGACAATGACTTGCTGCGAAGAAATCCAGTCCAGTCGCCCGCGGCACTGGATACCGAACTCCACGGAGAAGACCGTCACTTCCGCCTTGCCGGCCTCGATCAACGGCTTGATGTCGCTGCCGGGCCGGTCGCATTCCTCCACAAAATGCGCCCCGGCCTCGGCAAGCGATGCCATCTGTTCGGTTTTGAGAACTTCCTTGCCGTGTTCCCATGCGTCGGCAGCGAACTCCTCGTAGGCTTTCCCCGCCCGGCGCCCGTCCCACGAGGCGTACCGACCGGCGAACTCGCGCGGTTCGAGAATCATCGTGTGGATCGCCCGGCCCCACTGTTTGCTGGCCGAGTCGGTATCCGTGGCATTCCACGCCGACAAGAGATGCAGCATGGACTTCATGCCGTGGGCGATGGTCGAGGGGTTCATGGCCGGCAGGGCTTTATACTCGTCCCAGCCAAGCCCCTCGTTGATTCCAGTGCGGCCCGGCCCCTTGGCCAGAACCTTGGAAATGTCGATAGCACTAGACATAAGAGCCTCCATGACTCGCTATCAAGTGACGCTATCCGTCGATGAGCGATTTCAGATAGTACCCAAGGGCCGTCGTCAAGACGCCCACGCACGCCCACAGAACCTTGCTGCTGATTCGCGCCGTCGTTTCCAACTTCGCAAGTCGCTCAAGGATAGGGGGCTTTCCGTTCCCCATCACGATTGGCCGGCATTCTGCACAGTGGCCTATCATCACGTCCAGCTTCGACTCGATCCGCGATGCTGTCTCAAACACGCTGTCAATCCGCTCGTGAATCCGTTTGTTCTCTGCCGCTGTCATAGGTCGAATCCTTTCGGCCTGCTCGAAGGTGTTTTTTAACTCCCCGCCGAGTGTTTTCGGGCACTCGGCGGGGAGCGCTCAAGGAGGTTTACTGTCACTGCGTCAGCGTTTGGACCGCATCAACGGCCGCTTTCGCCTGCGCCGCACCGGGAACCACCGCTATAGCCGCTTGGGTGGCGACGTGAAGGGCGGAATCCGCTTTGGCTTTCAGGGCCGACAAGTCGGGGAGCTGGGCCTTAACCTTCTCCTCGACGGTATCCACGCGACCGTGAATCTTGGCTAGCAGTTCCACCAGCTTGTCGTCAACGGTGTTGCTCGTCTTGGCGGCCAACTCTTGCAGCTTCGGAATAGCCTTATTGTTGATCTTGTGAATCAGCATCAACAACACCAATCCGATACCGACGATTGCCGCACAGAAGATGAGCAAGGCGACCTTGGCCTGGGTGAAGCCCTTGAACCGGACGGCCGCCGATTCGCTGTCCATGTTCTCCTCGGCATTCGCGGCCAATCGGCTGCTGATAGGTCCGCCGTGTTCGGCCAGCCAAGAGGCTTCCTTGTCCGTGAGCCGACCGATAGCCGTTTTCATCTTCGAGGCATCGTCAGCGGGCTTCTCAGCGGGGGGAGCTACCACGGGAGGAGGAGCTTGTCGTTGCTGATTGGCAATCTGAGCTTGAATAGCCTGTAGGTTTTCGTTCACCCGCTCCAACTGAGCGGCCATCGCCGCGTCTTTGGCAGCTTCGCCAGAACGGTACGGCAACAGGAAGTTCCCGCCGGGGGCAGTCTGTGCGCCCGCAGTAGGAGAACAACCGCCCGGCCCGCATCCACTCGCCGAATCGCCCGGTTGCTGGTACGGTTCCGGTCCAGGCATCGGGGGCGTTGGGGATCGCTGAATCGCCACGGGGACTAGCTTACCCATCGACTGCGGAACGATGTAGGCGCGTTGCTGTACCTTCGGTATCGCGGAGTCCAAAAGAAGATGCAGCCTGCCAGATTGGACGCAAACCACTACCTTGCCGTCCGTGCCCCAGAGAACACCCACGAGGCGACCGCGTTCGTTGAATACCGGGCCACCCGAATCACCCTGCCTCGCGTAGCCGGAAATCTCCATCCAATCGTCGGGGCCGTTCATCGCGGCATTCGACCGCTTGTAAGACAGAAACCGGCCGCTATTTATCGCCAGCTTCCCATCCGGGCCGTAGCCGCACGATTCGAGCACAGCACCCTCGCGCAGCAGTGCCGCATCGCCCATTTCAATCTCGGCGGGCTGGACATTGGGGGTGCCCTTCAACTCGATAACCGCACAGTCCCAAACCGCGTCAACCTTCAAGACGGTGCCATAGTATGTCTTGCCGGTCACGGCCTCGACGATGATCTTCTTCGCATCCTTGACCACATGCCTGGCCGTCAGCACCACAATCTTTCCAGCCCAGCGAACGAGCGTACCGCTGCCGATGCTTCGCGTTTGCCACTTGACGCCAGTGCCTTCCTGGCAGTAGATGCGCACGATAGCAGCACGAGAACCAGTAGGTTCGGCGTATCGCCACGCTCGCGTAGGAATCCCCTGCTTGGCCGGGCCAGCATTGTTGGGTCGTCGCAACTTCTGCTTCAACCGCTCGATGCTCACCGTGCCAGATACTCGGTCGATTTCCCTGCCGCGTTCCACCACAATAAACGTCGGCACGGCGTCCACCCGATACCGTTGCGCCATCGCCCTATCGCAATCAATGTCAATCCGCTGCACGGCGTAGCCGTCCAATGCCAGTTGGTCCACGGTCGGTGCCATTTCTCGGCAGGGCGAACACCACGGTGCGTAGAAGTCCATCAGCACTGGGCCATCCTCGGCCAGCGCCGCCACGGCGCCGAACGAAAGCAGCAGCATCGCCAGAATCGCAAACAGTTTGCCATCGCGTCTCATCGAACATCCTCCTCAGAAGTCAGTGGGGCTTATCCCCCGTGTCGGAAACTCCACGGCCACCTAGCCGTGAATCAGCTTGTACGCCGCAGCAGCAGCCGTGATAATCGCCGCGACAGAAGCACCGGCAATTGACAGCCACTTCGCTAGATCGAACCACGTCTTATGCAGCAGGCCCAGGAACACCTTGGCTGGTACGGGCTTCTTCGTGTGGTGGTGCCCCACCCCTTTGACGCCAACTGTTTTAACCATCTTTCCCTCATGGGACGAGTGTGAACATTCCCTTGAAAAACGCTGACCGAGCCAAGTCACCCGGTTCGGTCGCACGATCCGCGAGGTTCGGTACGGGGTCCACGCCTCCCGCTCGACAAGCAGCCGAAACGGCCGCAGAGCAGAACGGCATAGCGGTGGATTCCTTGTCGTCCACGTCGGCCCGGACGAACCACCGGATGATGGGGAGGTGAACCCACGACGCCTTGAACAACGTCCAGTAGCCATACGGGCGGCCGGTGATTTCGAGCATCGCATGGAGTGCCGCCTCCCGGTTGAACTTCCGCCGGCTGGCGTTGGCCTTGTACACGTCGCACGTCCCCGGATACTGGTTGACGACGTTGCTCAACAGTTGGGCTCGGCCGCCGTCGAACGTCATCTCAACGCACATGAGACGATTCCCCCACCAGCCAGCCATTGCCGCATGGCAGTATTCCGACCGCCCGCTGACGAGGAAAAGGCCCGTGTACCAGTCCCGCGACCGGAACAGCAGCACGTCTCCGGTCTTGATCTTCCCGCGAACTTCGTTGTACGACTTGGACGGCAGGACGGACTCGATGGACACGCCATCAGTCAACGAATCCCAGAAGTCGGCCGGAAGTTTCGGTTCTTGTTCTTGCATGATTCCCTCAGTCAGCCGCGAGAATTACCCCGTACCACGTTCCGTTGCGCCCCTGCGCCTCACCCGTTCCAATGAACCGATGGGCAACCCGCGCCGTCCGCCAGTGCCCCGGCGATTGCTTCCAGCACTTGACGTACTCGGCCCACCGCTCGTCCTTGCTGGCGCCGGACTGCCAGGCCCACGTCTCGGCACAAATCTCAGAGTATCCGCTGGCGGTTATCACCTCCCGTAGGCGGCCAACTCTTGCGGAAAAACCCTGATGACCCTGTGTCATGGATTGGGCCATGAACTCAGCGTGACCTTGCGCCTCGGCATCCATCGCGGCCGAGTGAGGCGACCCCAGCGCCGGGCACGCGGGCAGCTTCTCTGCTGCCGACGCCACCTGCGCCAGCAGCAGGAAGAAGGCCACCACCAGGGCGGCAATTCCCGTCAGCAGTCCGGTCCAGGCCACAGTTTTCATCGCATCGCTTCCGTATCTGTCACAGTGTCATTCATCAGCCCGCAATTTACCACAAGCCGAGTTTAATGTCAAGCTCAATCCGACCGGATTTCCCAAATAATCTGTCACGGTGTCAGTTATCGCCAAAACTACTTGCCCAGCTTCCGCGACCCACGCGAATTAACGTCCGTGCGGATCGGATCGTAGAGGGCTTTCAGTTCCTCGTACTCGCGTTTGCCTTCGGGCGTGCGGTCGTTGAAGGCGGTTTTCATCTTACTGTCCCACTTCTTCCGCAACGCACCCGCCACTTGGTTCTTTTCCTTGTCCGTGGCAAGGTTGTACGCCTCAATCGCTTGGCGCAGATTGGACCGAGCGAAGAAGGTTGGGAACCCCGGCGCCAAGTCCAGCTTCTTCTGTGCGGCGTGAATCTGCCGGCTGTTCGCGTATTCGCCAAGTGCCTTGGAATCCAGCCGCTTGGCGCCAGAATCCCGAGCCGCCTTGACGGCCTGGATGACCTTCGTAGCACGCTCCACGTCGGCCTTGGTGCGAGGCGGGCGGGGAACCTTGCCGAACTCGTCCAGTAAATACTGAGACGCCTCCGAGCGTGTATGGGCCGCTGGCACTGGTGTAATGCCGAAGAATGCTTGCGTCTGCCCCTTCCATCCAGCACCTTCCTCCGAAAGCTGCTGCATGTTCCGAATGCTGAGGGGGACAAACTTGGACCCGATATGCTTCCCGTAGTCCAGCGTCTTTCGGCCAGCAGCTTGCAGCTTCCCTTCGCCGGCTACCGGGGTGGTAATCTGTGTGCCGAAGTAGTCCGTCCCCTTGTAAATGTCCGCAATCGCTGCCAAGGCAGGATTCAGCGAGTGCTGGGCCAGGGCAATCGGGTGCGTCAACAGCGCGTACCAGTCCCTCTCCATACCGGGGGAAGCCACGCGGCTTGCTGTGCCGTCTGGGTTCATGTCACCCGTCCGCGGCTCGAAGAAGTCCTGCAACTCCGTTTCGTCGTCCCAAGGGAACTTGCCGGTCTTGAGGTACTGGTAGACCGTATTGAACAGCGCCGTTCCCGCCAGTACGGCCGGCAAGTGAACGATACTGCCGGTCAGTAAGTGCCGGCCGGAACCGGGCTCGCCTTTCACCGCGTCACGAGCCGCCATGTAGAGTGCGCCGAGATTGCCACCCTTCCAGCCGGGGGCAAAGAACACCAATTGCGCCAAGTCTTTCGAGACTCGGTTCATGTTGATGTTTTCCCAGTTCACTTGGCCGAAGCGGGCGTCCACGTCGCCGCGAATCTTTCGGTAGGCCACACTCCGCTGATCCTCGCTGGCCCCCTGGTGCGTCGCTTCCCACTCGGCTTGCAGGTCGAGAGCCACGCCCACCTTAATATCGCCCGCCGCCCGCATGACCGGCTTGGTGGTGAACTCGGGGGCCGACATGACAGCATGGAAGAATGCCTTGGCAGCTTCCGTACCCTTCTGGATTGCGTTCAAGTCGGGGGCCTTCATCTTGGCCCAATGCACCTTGGCTTTTTGCCAATCGCCAGTCATCGAGGCGGACAATAGGGCACCGCCTTTTTCCGACTCGGTGATTTGCTTTCTACGCTCAGGTGTCAACTCAGAGTCGGGCTTGAGCCGGTCGGCCCGCCATTGTTCAGCCGGCGATCCCACCAACCCCGTGGTGGCCGAAAGAATATCTCGGCCGATAGTCAATGGCGATGCAAGGGCCAGTCCAGCAGCTTTGCCAGCCTGCCCGAAACTGCCCTTGCTCCACGGCTGCAACCCGTGTTCGATCATCGACCCAAGGTAAGTCTCGAACTTCTTGCGAGCCACGTTCGTCAAGTGGAATGCCGAGAGCGTTAGGCTCGATTGCAGCATCTTCTGCTGGACGAACCGCAACCCGCCCAGCCCGAGAGACAGCACGTTGCCAGCAACCCCACCCCGTTGCAGTTTGGCCCGCAACCCCTCCGACCCGTACCGCTCGACCGCTCGTGCCAATTCGTTAGGCAGCGCCCGATACCCCATGATGCGCATGCCGTGAATCGGAACCTCGTACTCACTCGACCCCAGCACCAGCGACGGCTGGATGTCCAGCAGCGGCTTGAGCTTGGGGTTCTCAGACAGGAACCGCACGAAGGCTTTGTAGACGTGGGGGGCAACCTTTTGGAACTCGCCGGGGGCGTGTAGCAATGCTTCCAGCATGACGGCTTCTTTCTCGGCCCCCTTGCGCACATACTTCTTGTACGCATCGGTAGTCTCTTGGCCCTTGAATCGGGCGTCGGCCAAGTCCCGCATCTCCTTCTTGATCTGGACCCGCTCGGCAACGTCTTGGGGGTTCGTATCCTTTGGGTCGCCATTCATCCAGTCCAGCAATCCATAACGGGTTCCGATGATGTGCCCGATCTCATGGAACAACACGGCCAACTGCCCATTCCGCTTGGTCACGACCTCCTTGTCCCCATAGGCCACGCCCCACTTCTTGCCCCCGAGATTCAGCACGCGGCTCATGTTGACGCCCATGCTGCGGCCGAACTCGTGAATCTGGTCGAACTGTACGGCGTCGTAGGCTTCTTTCATCGTCATGGTCGGCGGGCCGAAGATCGTGAACATCGACGATGGCATTCCGTTGACGATTGGAACGTGCCAGCCCGGCTCGGACTGCAAGCTGCTTTGCGTCTTAATCCAGCCCCGCTTGTCTGCGAAGTCGTACAGCCGCAAGTCGCGCAGGTAGTCCGTTGCGCCATCGTACCGAATCCGCTGCATTTCCAGCGGGTTGTCGGAAATTGGCTTGAGCCAACCGGCTTGCCGATCCAGTTCCTTGGCTTCCTCGTCACGCCCTTCGCGTCGGGCCTTCTCGGCTTTCTCCATCAGCGACTTACGCAACTCCCGGCCCGCCTTCATGCTGTCCAGCGTCCGCTCCATCATCATGCTTGGCTTGCCACCTTCGCGGTAGCCAGCGTTCGGACGGCCGGCGAATAACTCGGGCAGCGTCTTTTGTAGCCACGATTGCCCTTCCTTGCTGCTACTGCCCTCGTAGCCGCGAGAGAAGTAGAACGGCGCCCGCTCATCTTCCGTCAGCTTGTCGGGCCGAATCTCATTGATCGCGTCCGCCCAGGCGGTCCATCGGTCCATCCACGCCTTGGCAACACGATCCAATTCTGGGGTAGCTTGGGCCTCGCCCTTCTCCCAGCGGTCGATGAACTGGTCGCGTTCTACTTGCGGCAACTTCCACATGGCCACTTCCGCTTGGCCAGTTTCGGCCTCGGCCTGGTCCATGCTCCGTTCTTTCTTGGCATTCTCGAAATTGCGTTCCGCCTGGAACACCGGCAAGTCGGGCATCTCCAATGCCTTCTTGGCAGCCAGCAAGTGACTGGCCATGATCTTCTTCGGCGGTTCCGGGGGCTCGGGTGCGGCCGTGGTCGTATCCGCCGGGGGTGGCGGTGGATTGTTGCCCCGGTCGTCCAGGCGGCGGGCCGCGTACTTTCTGGCGTTATCTGCTATCGAACCGGGCTGCTCCTCAAAGGCCATCGCTGCATTGCCACCGGAACCACCGGGGGAACGGCGCGAGGGTGGAGAGGCGGGGCCATCGTCAAACCCCGGATCGTCGGGCGGGGCTGGTGGTGCGGGCGGGGTGGGTGCAGGTTTCTCGCCTTCCGTAAACCCAATATCACCCCTACCTAGCGCGACGCCCTTGCCCGACTCTGCCCCGCGGACAATCGCGTGCAAGTCTCGCATTCGGTTGCCGACGCGAGTGGACTGGTCCTGCTCGAATGGGATGTTTTTACCGAACAGCCAGTCAATCGTGACCGGCTTCTTAATGCCCAGCCGGGGAAGTCGGCCGATAGTCTGGTCCAACTTTGTTGCCGTCCACGGTACGTTGAGAACAACCATCGCCCGTTCCGGCATTGTCCCCGTGGTGTCGTGAAGCGACAGCCCTGTTCCGCCCTTGTCCATTGTAGCCAGGAGGATCGGCAGCTTGCCCGCCTTCCACTTGGACAGATACCGAGTCGCCTGCGCGTCAGATTGGTCGCCCGTGTATAGGGCTAGTTTTTCTTCGCCAAAGGCTTCCTGAAATGCCTTGATCGTCGAGGGAATCTCATACTGGATTCCGCGGTCGTGCAGGACTGAGGCGATTTCCTCAATAAACGGCGCGAAAGGTGGGGGCGGCACAGGCTCCTTCATCGCCTTCGCCATCTTCTTTTCTTCGCGCCATGCGTCCATCATCCGACGAATCTGCGGGTAGTCGTAGAGCGGCCCGGTAGCGTCATCGCGCATCCGATACTTACCGATGTTCTTGTCGGCCTTGGTTTCCAGATATATGACCACCTGTTTGCCAGCGTCAACCAACTTGCGAACATGGTCAATGGCGAATGGGACTTTCGCTGATTCCAATATCCGCTTTGCCACGTTAATGCCGTGCATCTTGATCTTGCCGGCATTCTCGGACCCATCCTGGGCCTGGTCGTAAGCGCCCACGAGGTCATGGTAGCGATTGACCCATTCCAGCGGAACGTCATGCGGAACGAACTCGGTATAGACCATCCCTTCGGGAAGTTGCATGGGTTGTTGCGTCATCATGCCGCGTCGCTTGAACCACTCGTTTGCGGCCTTCTGCAACTCAACGCCGTAGTCGCCCATGTGAACCCAGTAGGGCGTCTCTACCTTCTCGCCATCGACCACTTTCGTTTTGACCTGGGCACCGTGCATCTTGGCCCACTCGACGAATCCGCCCTCGCTGTCAAACGCGCCGGTAGCATCGAGGAACTTGGCGTCAACGGGATTTCTAAACGGGGTGGCGCTTGCCAGGGACACGAACTTGGCGTCAGCCATTGCCTTCTGCGCCGACTCACCCCGCTGAGACTTTAGGTTGGTGATGTTCTGCGATTCGTCCAGAATGAGAATCGCATCCTTGGTGTCTACTCCACCTTCACCGAACTTCGCGTAAGAGACGAACTGCACCCGGTCGGCACCGAAATCGCGTAGGTCTTTCCGGTTTTGCTCGATCAGGTCTTGCGAAGTGGTAACGTAGACAATCTTCTTCTCGCCAGAATCGAGAAGTTCTTTGATGAAGCCGCCCGTTACGAACGTCTTGCCCATACCGGGGTCACTGGCAAGAATATGGACGGGCTTGCCGGTGACGAATGCCCTATGCGTGCGGGCAACGTCGTCAATCTGGGCGTCTAAGATGGAATCGGGGATTCCGGCGGCGGAACCGCGTCGGATGAGTTCTTGCGTCGATAGCTGAACGTATTTATCAC